ATTGAATACTAGATTGTATTTTATCATCTCCATGAATCTTCCTCATTGAAAGAGACCTTACATAATCCAAAACATTGATATCTTCCTCAAACTTAATCCCCAAATCTTTAATTCTTTGGGTAAGAATAACTTCGTCAATACTCTCTCCCTTTTGAACAGCCGATTTTAAGACAGTAAATAATGTTTTGTGTAAAAGCGAGCGTTCTGCAAAAAAATCATTTTGATTAATGATGTTTAAATAATTTACTAATAACTTGGGTTTCTGTATAAATACCGCAAGTATCTGTTTTTCTATCTCATAACTATATATCATACGGGTTATTATGAGAGATAAAATTGATTTGTCAAGTTTTTATTGCTCTGGATCGTCTAAAAGTAAAGTAGCCTCATTTTCTTGTAAATATTGCTCTAGTGCTTTTTGTAATGCGTATTCCACAACTGTTGAGTCAAATTTACTAAATATTACTGGTTCGCCATTTTCTGATGCATAAGCTAAAACTAAACCCTTGTAAGCCCCTTCTTTACCTGTTAATTCATACAATTCATTAAGGACTTTTTCTGGTAAATTGAAATTTTTAAACTTTAAAGCCATCGTATAATTTACACTATAGACAGGATTTTATCAAAATATTCTTCGGATAATTCATCATCTGGGTAAATTTCTATCAGTTTGATCTGATTTAGTTCACAAAATTCTATTTTTTTGTTATCTCTACGTATTTGACGTACAAAATTAGCTCTGGTTTTGTGAAAATGCTTAACAAACTGCAAATGTTGAGCTCCCTGCACTTCAATTGCTATTTTTTTGGTATGATTGTAGAAATCTAGGCTTAATTGAGTGCCCGCTACCTTAAACTCCTCATATACGGCATCGTAGCGCCAATGTTTGTACAAATAAGATCTTACTGTACGTTGGAATTTGCTTCTACATTTTCCATTCCATTTGATTTTGTACCTGTGTGCATTTCTAACAGGTTTTTCTTTACCGTATAAGGTTATAAAGTTCACATTACACTAGTTCTGCTATATTTTTTTTAAAATAATCGATTAAAAAACTGCAAAGAGCTTCGTTTTCTTCGATTAATTTAAATAGATTAGCTTCTCCTTGTATCTTTTCTGGTAGATCTGGAGAGGATTCTTCTACCAATTCTCTAAATTCTTCTTCAATTGTAATCCAAGCACCTTTTTTGGTAACAAATTCCCACATATAAAGCAAATCAACCAATTCTTTCTCTACCCAAACAGATTTTCCACCAGTTCTACCGTACCTAATTGGGTAAGCGATTGTATTATTAGTTTTTTCGTTGGGTGATTTTTTAATTGTAGCCTTTGCCCAATGTCCAATAATGGGGTTGGTTTTGGGATCTGGTTGTTTAATAGATGGGTTTTGTAGCATTAAATCAGATTTAAATCTTGGCTCAAACTCTATAATATAGTTGGCAAAGTGTAATAAAGCATTACCGCCCGTTGCTGACGTTTGACGTATCGGAGCCTTTGTGTATGGATCTAATTTGATATCTGCCCTCACTTGACTGATAAAAATAGCCATATGACCCCTTTTTGCAAGAGATATGGACATTCTCTTCATAAAGTTAGCTGCAATTACAGCTCCACCTGCAACTTTGTTAGAATCATAGAAAGATTTATCTATATCTTGTTTAGAAATTAAACCATCCACCGAATCTAGAATAAAGCAATATTGGTGTTCATCTTCATTTTGTTCTACTAAAGTTTTGATCGCATCAACGACAACCTCGTAAATATTACTTTCAAAGACGAAGCAAGTACCGGTTTTCCATTCTTTTGCGTCGTATACAAACTTAACACCAGATCTAGCCACCATTTCATTAGATAGGCGACCTTCAGCTTTGATGTAGAAACCCTTTGCTTTTTTTTGTGTGTTGAGCATGTTTTTCATTACTTCCAAAGCGGCGCTGGTTTTGCCACCTTCATTCATTCCTACAAATCTGTGTAGACCTGGTCCGAATCCACCATTTAGGTTTAAATCAAGTTGCAAAGAGCCACTTGATGCTTTGTAATCAATTGATTTCTCAAAATTATAATGGTCGTCTTTTTTAGCTTTGAGAAACTTGTCTAATATTTCTGAATCTATATCACTCATTTAAAAATGTTTTTGTATTTTTTAGTTTGTTCTTTTGGGGTACATAATCTTCTCCCGATTTTTCCCCTATACTATAAGATGGATATTTTGATAAGTCAACTTTAAAGTTAAAGTTTTTCCATTTTCTATCCATTGTCTCCCTTAACTCTTTTGAGTATATATAAGCTAAACTGTCATATTTTTTAGGAAACGTTAAGATTTTTAAAAACTCAATAGAGTATCTTTCCTCAAGTTTTTTGAGGAACATCATTTCTCTAGACCAAAACTGTCTTTTTCCCTTTTCGGGAATCTCGATCAGTCTGGCTAGAATTTCTTTTCGATTCTTTAATGTCATTTTCTATCATTCTACGAACTAATGTTTTAAAGTCAACTATTTTTTCCCAATTTAATTCGTTTTGAGCTTCAGATGGATCTCCTAAAAGGAGTTCGACTTCCGCAGGTCGATAAAATTTTGGATTAACCTTTATGACTGGCTTATCCCTAAAGTATAAAATTTCTTCTTCTCCAGAGCCAACCCAACGATAAGCTGAAACGTAACCGCCACCAGAACTTTCTGAATATGGTAGCTCTTTGTATTCTTCGCCTTCGATTTCAGCATAATTAAAAGCAAGGTTAACAAACTCTTTTACAGAATGTGTTTCGCCAGAAGCTAAAAGATAATCTTTTGGTTTTTCGGCATTCAACATAAGCCAAACAGCCCTAACGAAATCTTCAGCGTGACTCCAATCTCTTTGAGCTTCTAGGTTTCCTAACTCAATTGGTTCAAAATCTTTTCCAGACTCAATAGCTTCTTTAATTTTTGCAATACCTTTGGTAATTTTTCTAGTAACAAATTCTTCTCCACGTCTTTCTGATTCGTGATTAAATAAATATCCTTGAATTGCAAATAAATCATAAGAATCTCTCCACACTTTTACAATTTGTCTAGCCGCAACTTTAGAAGCACCGTAAGGACTACGAGGTCTAGAGGGGTGTTTTAAATCTTGTGGGCTATAAATTACATCACCAAACTCTTCCGAAGAACCTGCATTATAGTAACGACATTTTGGACAGTGTTTTCTAATAGCTTCTAGTTGATGTAGAACTCCCATGGTATTGTTTTGAAAATGATTTACGGGCATTTTCCAACTTAAACCTACGAAAGAATTGGCTGCAAAATTAATAAAGTAATCTGGTTTAATTTCTTCGATTAATGTATTAATGCTATGTTCGTCTCCTAAATCCATTTCTACTAAATGAAATTGTGGATTAAGTTTGAGGTGTTCTATGTGTTGGTGATTAGGGACACTTAAACGTCTAATTGCTCCGTAAACCTCTACGTTCGTAAACTTTAGTAAAAACTCGGCCATATAAGAACCGACTTGACCTGTAACTCCTGTAACTATTGCTTTTTTCATTTTAGTAAATCTTGGTATTCTTTAAAAGATGATACTTTAATTATCATATTTTCAAGTTTAAAAGTACCTGTTTGAGAATTTTCTTTCATAATTTTAGAAAAGTTGTTGATAATAGCAAAGTCATTATTGTTAAACAATGAACAGTTAATCTCTATGATGATTTCATTATCTATTTTTTCTGTTATGCTTTTTACTCTATCCTTTAAATCATATAAAGTGTTTTTTTGTTCTTTGTCAAGATAAGGTTGGATATCATCTACACAAATGTCGTAGTACAAGTTAGAACAGCGAGGTTCGAGTAATTCTATAAATTCTAAATTAGCTCCATAAAGTATAATACCTATGTCGTATTTAGGTAATACTATCGGTTTTAAAAATTCATCATTACAAACATCGCTACCCCACTTTCTGAAAAAGTTTCTTTCGTTTTTTGAATTTGTTTTTTTCCACTCTTCTGAATCTTGTCCTGTTTTTACGCCATTATGTTTGTTAAATCTACTGCCTCTAGATGTAAAGTGATAAACTAAACCTTCCCAAGTTTGTATTGTTTCATATCCATTTAAAATGAATCGATTAAATAAATCACTATCCTCTCTACTTTGTGGTGCAAATAATTCATCGTGACCACCTATTGATAAAAAATCTTCTTTATACATGCACCAAGGAGCGTCC